ATAAACTTGGTGCTGGCGAGTCCTTCGACTTCCGCGAGTTCCGCGATGCTAAGCACTTCCGCGATACATCTGAACCTATCGCGAAGGCAATTAATAAGTTGATTGCCATTCACAAGAACGTCAAAGCAAAAGGCAGCAAGATGATTGTTATCACTGCTCGTGCTGACTTTGATGACCGTGACGTGTTCTTAGATACCTTCCGCAAACAAGGCATTGACATTGACGATATCCACGTGCATCGCGCTGGTAATCTTAATGCTCCGAACTCTGCAGAAGGCAAGAAAATCTACATCAAACAATATCTCGATACAGGCAAATACGCTCGTGTTCGCCTGTTCGATGATGCCGTATCAAATCTTGAAATGTTCAAGGGGCTTGCTAGAGAATACCCGAACATCAAGTTTGAACCTTACCTCGCTCATCACGACGGAACGATGACGAAATATTAGGGCTTGACATTTCATTCGTTTTATAGTAGAATGGAATAATAGAAGGAGAAAGTTGATGATTAAGAATATTGTTTCAAGTTTGATTGCTCTCGCTGTGGTCGCAACTCCTGTTGCTGCTGAAGCACGCAACCGTGATGGAAACGGTTGGGAACAAAGTCGGGGTGACCGCCAGCATAAGCGTTCGCGCATTAGCACTGGTGAGGCAATCGCTATCGGCGTAGGTGCCTTCATCCTTGGTGCTGCTACCAGCAGCAATCGTCGAACCGACGAACGTGCGACCGACCGAGAAGTCTACGACCGTGAATATAATTATCACTATCGTCGTCCTGTCTGCCGTGAAATTTTTACCAGCGGCGTAGACAGATATGGTGACTACTACGAAAAGCGCATCACTCGCTGTAATTAATTTATCCTGAAAGTAATTTTAGGGCTTGACTTTTGCCTCGTTTCGAGGTAGAATGAAATATATTAATTGATGAGGTTCGTGATGTCTATTTCCCATAAGTCTACCCTTGCTAAATTGCTCGCAACTGAGAACCTTCGGATTGAACACCAGAAGGTTCCGACCGCGATGTTCGACCTGAAGAACCGCACCCTTATCCTCCCTATCTGGAAAGATATGTCGACCGACCTTTATGACCTGCTTATCGGTCATGAGGTTGGTCATGCATTGTTCACACCTGCTAAGGGTTGGCATGGTGAGATTGATGCTCGTGGTATGGGTATCAAGTCTTTCCTCAACGTTCTTGAAGATGCTCGTATCGAGCGCAAGATTAAGGACAAGTTTCCTGGTATCCGCAAGAACTTCTTCGCTGGTTACCAGGAACTGTTTGACAACAACTTCTTCGGCGTTAAGGGATATGACCTCAACAAGTTGCGCCTCATTGACCGTATCAACCTGCATTACAAGGTTGGTTCCTTGCTTGCTGCTCCCTTCAGCGACGATGAGCGTAAGTATCTTGCTCGCGTTGATGCGCTGGAAACATGGGATGATGTTGCTGCGCTCGCAGTAGAACTCTACGAACTCGCCAAGTCTGAACCTGAGTATGACTTTGATTCGTCAACATTCATGGGTGAAATGATGGAAACATCAGGCGACGATGATGCTGCTGGTGATGTTGATAAGTGGATTTCAGAAATGGATTCTGACCAGTCAACTGGCGATAGTGCTGCCGATAGCGATGGCGAAACTGCTGATAAACCTGCCGATGATGCTGATGCTGATTCTGGCAAGAATGCTGCTGGTGATACCGAATCTGACGGTGACTCTGGTGAAGACGATGCTGGTAAACCTAATACTGGTGTGAAACTTCCAGGTTCGAACGATGTGCCAACCTTCGATGAAGACCCTATTTCTATCACTGATCAAATGTTCCGCGAGAAGGAAGAAGAATTCATTGACTCGAAGTCGCGTCCATATGCTTACGGTATTCTCCGCAAGGTTGAACTCAAGGATTATGTCATTCCTATGGATTGGGTTGTCGATAACATGCGCCCTTCCGTATACACTGATCGCTGGTTGACAAAACCAGTTGACTACGACACGACTGCCAACGAAGTTTATTCTGACTTCCGCAGCAAGAACCAGAAGTATATCAACCTGATGGTTCAGGAATTTGAAATGCGTCGTCGCGCTTCTCAGTTCGCTCGTGCGCAGGTTGCTAAGACTGGTCGTCTAGACGTTGACCGTGTGTGGGCGCATAAAATCAGCGAAGATTTGTTTGCTCGTAACACAGTTGTTCCTGATGGTAAAAACCATGGTATGCTTTTGTTCCTCGACATGTCTGGTTCAATGGCATCAAACATGCGTGGTACGATTGAGCAGTTGGTAACTCTTATGATGTTCTGCCGTAAGGTTCGTATTCCGTTTGAAGTCTATGGTTTCACTAACAACGGTATGATCATTGACAGTTTCCCTCAAGGAAATGAAATGCGCGACCGTCGCGATGCTGCGGCAAAAACAAGCGACAAAGAACTTGTCATTGGCGACAACTCGTTCAGTCTGCTGCAGTTCCTTTCCGATAATTGTTCTTCTGGTAAGTTTAATGAGGTGGTTCGCAACCTTCTTATGTGTGGCATGGGATATGATTATCGTATGCGTCGCAAGAATTCAGAAAAATTTTTCCGCAATTCTAATATCATGGGTCTAGCATCGACTCCTCTTGAGGAATCAATCATGGTTGCTCGTTCGATTGCTGATAAGTTTCGCGCCAAGAATCGCGTTGAAGTTTTGAATACCATCTTCCTGACTGATGGTGATGGCGATGGTAACATCAGCATCCAAGGTTCGCGTTACAGTGCGAACCATGTAAATATCACCGATTCCACCACTGGTGCTGTTACGACCGTTAAGTATGATGATAACAATTCTTACCAGATGCAAACTGCACTCCTCAACCTGTATCAGAAGGCAACTGGTTCGCGGACTATTAACTTCTTCATCGCCAGTTACGCAGGATCTCATGCTAAGTGGACTGCGAAACGTATGCATAACTCTGGTGAAGATTTCGATGCGAAGTGGAAGGAAGAATGGAAGCAAAAGTATTTCCACACTAAAAATTCTTTCGGTTACAATGACCGCTTCCTGATTCCAGGTGGCGAAGACTTGAGCATCGATGGAGATGTTCTGGAAGCAGAAGATAATTCTCCTAAGAAACTTCGCCAAGCATTCAAGAAGTTTCAGAACAAAAAGCAGACCAATCGTGTTCTGCTGAACAAGATGATTCAAGCAGTTGCTTGAAAATAATTACCCCGAAACGAAAGAAAGGGCTTGACTTTTTCCACGTTTCGGGGTATAGTGGTTATATTGATTGATGATGTGATGTGAGGATTTTTTATTATGATGAACCGTGATGCTTTAGTTGAGTACCTTTCCAACAACAACACCAACGGTGGTGTTTTCCGTAAACGCGACGTTGTCGCCGCTGCCGAATCGCTCGGTATGAAATATCCTGGTTGGATTTTTCAGCGCGACCGTATGATCAAGCGTGGTACGTATGACTTGTCGCCGCTGATGGCAGGTGTGTCTACCCCTGTTGCACAAATCCCTGTCGCTGCCCCTAAGATGGTTATCCAACCTAAGTTGCAGACTGTGGTTGACAACCTTGTTCCGACGGTTGACCCAACCTATGTTCCGTTTGGTTTCTATAAAGATCTGACGAAGGTTCTGAAGTCGTTGAACTTCTATCCGACGTTCATCTCTGGTCTTTCTGGTAACGGTAAGACCACCATGGTTGAACAGGCATGCGCTAAGTTGAAGCGCGAATGTCTGCGTGTCAACATCTCGATTGAAACTGATGAAGATGACCTGATTGGCGGTAACACCCTCGTCGACGGTAACGTTGTTTATCGCGAAGGTCCAGTTCTCACTGCTATGAAGCGTGGTGCTATTCTCATCCTTGACGAAATCGACCGTGGTTCGAACAAGATGATGTGCCTTCAGGCAATTCTTGAAGGTAAACCATACTTCAACAAAAAGACTGGCGAGACCGTTCACCCGAAACGAGGTTTCAACATCATCGCCACTGCTAACACCAAGGGTAAGGGTTCAGACGACGGTAAGTTTATGTCTGCTCAGATTCTTGACGATGCGTTTCTTGAGCGTTTCGCCATCACTGTTGAGCAGGAATATCCTTCGCTGAAGATTGAGAAACAAATTATTCTCAACAAGATGGAAAAGGTCAACAGTGTTGATGACGAATTCGCTGACAAGTTGGTAACTTGGGCGGATATTATCCGTAAGACCTTCTATGAAGGTGGTGTCGAAGAACTTATCTCGACTCGTCGTCTCGAGCACATCGTAAATGCTTTCGCTATGTTCGGTTCGCGCCCTAAAGCAATCGAACTCTGTGTCAATCGCTTCGACTCTGACACCAAGAGTGCTTTCCTAGACCTCTATAAGAAGGTCGACGATGGCACCAATGATGTAGTTGAAAATGATGACGCATATTTCAACCAAATGGAAGAAGTACCATTCTAAGGAGACATAATGACAATTAATTACAAGTATGATGAGGGTGATCTCCTTCGGGAGATTACCCAGTATATTGATGCCACCTATGGTGAGCATTACTCACAGAATCAATATCAGGCAACCGAGTTTATTATCGACGGTGGTCATGGTATTGGTTTTACCGTGGGGAATATCCTAAAGTATGCCCAACGTTATGGTCACAAGGGAACACCTGAAGACTGGCGTAAGGATTTGTTGAAGGTCATTCACTATGCAATCATTGCGATGCATGTGCACGACAAGGAACAACAGATTAGTATACCCGAAAAATCTGAAAAAGTCAATACTAAAGTCTATGAATTGAAGACATCCTTGTCGCTTTCAGATACTATTAATATCAACCCAGAATATACGTTTCCCAAGACGAGTCTGGGAACAGGCGAATGGAACTATGATAACATGGGAACCACTTCTCTATTGACTTCCGACACTATTCCAGGTATAATTGATTTTACTGCAGAAAACAGTAAGAAAACTAAAAAGAAAAAGGACTAATATATTATGAAGATTTCATCCGAAACACTTGCGCTTCTCAAGAACTTTGCAAGTATCAATACCAATATTCTTGTTCGTCAGGGGAATGTTCTTTCCACTGTCAGTGCAGGTAAGAATATCCTCTCTCGCGCAACAGTCTCAGAAACTTTCGACCGTGAGTTTGCGGTATATGACTTGAACAACTTCCTTGCGTTGCTGAGTCTTTGGGAAAACCCTGAGATTGACTTTGAAGAAACAGGTATGTTCCTTCGTGAAGGTAAGTCTGAGTTCGAGTATGGTTATGCTGATCCCAGCGTAGTTACTGCTGCTCCAGATAAGACTCTCGAGATTGATCCATTCTTCGACTTCACTCTATCCGCCGCTGACATCAGCATGGTGCAGAAGGCAGCGAACGTTCTCTCTGCTCCAACCATGAGTATTGTTTCTAAGGATGGTAAGGTTACTCTCAGCGTCAGCGACCCGAGCAATCCACGTGCGAATGCGTATCGTAAGGAACTGACTACAACTGATGTTGGTGACTTTGATTGCCGACTCAAGGTTGAGAATCTGAAGGTCATTACAGATGACTATACTGTTGCTCTCGGTCGCAAGAAAGCAATGCACTTCAAGCATGGAACCAAGAACCTTGAGTATTGGTTGGCAATGGAACCATCGTCAGTAGTTTAATTGGAGATTTTTTATGGACAAGTTAGAAATTTCGTTTAGTTCGCGTGTACCTTATAACAGTGATGATGAACATCTTAATCGCTCGACGAGTATGGATTTCGATTTAGATCTCAGTAATCCAGAAGAAGTTGTTCGTCAGTTTAATAAGTTTCTGCGTCTGAATGACATTGACATTATTGTATCTGGAGTGGAATAAACTATGGCAGAGAAGTTTAAATTTAAAAATAAGTGGGACGACGACACACGCGAAGAGGAACTGCCTGAGATTGTTCCTGCCGTAGTCTTCAAGACCCGTGTCCGCGATGACTCGATTGAAGGTCCAAACCCATTTCGTTGGGAAGATAAGACAACCTATGATTACTTTGCAGGTAAGCGTGTAGTTCTGTTCTCTCTTCCTGGTGCATTTACTCCAACATGTTCGACATACCAGTTGCCTGGATTTGAAAAGAACTTTGCTGAGTTTAAGGCACTTGGTATCAAGGACATCTACTGTGTATCTGTCAATGATGCCTTCGTCATGAATTGTTGGGCAAAGGATCAGAAGATCAAGAAGGTCAAGATGATTCCTGATGGTTCGTGTAAGTTTACCGATGCAATGAAGATGGATGTTCACAAGGACAATCTTGGATTTGGTGTTCGCTCGTGGCGGTATGCATGTGTTGTGAATAACGGTCAGATTGAGAAGTGGTTCATTGAAGGTGATGTTGTCGAGGACAACTGTGCCGACGATCCTTATGGTGTCACTTCACCAGAAAATATCCTTGACTGGTTGCGCAACAACTCATGAAGGTGTTAATTACTGGGTGGGAAGGTTTTATCGGACGGAATGCTTTACGCATTCTGTCCGACTCCTTCGAGATGATTCCGTATGAGGGAGATATCCGAGAGTTTAAAATCTCTGAATATTACGGAGCAGTCCTGCATCTTGCCGCACTAGCAGGTGTGCGCAAGAGTTGGTTAGACCCTGTAGAATATTGGGATGTGAACGTTAAAGGATCGATGCAAGTCTTTTCCGAATGCGAGCGTCTCAATCTTCGTTGTGTCTATGCTTCCTCGTCTTCAATATATGAGTGGTGGCAGAATCCATATGCTACTACAAAGAAGGCAATGGAAGAAATTGCTCCAAAATATTCTGTAGGAATGCGATTTCACACTGTCTATGGACCTGACTCCCGTCCCGATATGTTCTACGACATGATGCTCAATGACAAGATTGAGTATCTTACTGATCATAAACGCGACTGGACTCATGTTGAAGATGTTGTTTCAGCGATGAGAATTATATTGACAGATACCCGTATTCAGGGTAAGATGGATATTGGGACAGGTAATCCTGTCTCTGTTATTGATGTTGCTCGTGAATTTGGATACCGTGATGTTCCTATTCGTGAAGTAACTGGTGAACGAATTGTCACACATGCTGACAATTCACAATTGAGAAACTTGGGATGGACTCCCAAGTATAACATTATGGAAGAAGTGAAAAATGAACGTATCAAAAGAACAGTTCCTCTGGGTTGAAAAGTATCGTCCTCACAAACTTGATGACTGTATTCTCCCCGATGATCAACTAAAGACGTTTCGCGAGTTCGTTGCGACTGGTGAAATCCCTAACATGCTTCTCTGTGGTTCGGCAGGTGTAGGTAAGACTACCATTGCTCGAGCGATCTGTGAAGAACTTGAATGTGACTACATTATTATCAACGGTTCTGAAGAATCAGGTATTGATGTTCTCCGCACTAAGATTCGGGAGTTCGCCTCCTCTGTTTCCTTTGGTGGTAAGACCAAGGTAGTTATCCTTGATGAGGCAGACTATCTGAATCCAAACTCTACCCAACCAGCGTTGCGTGCATTCATCGAAGAGTTTGCAAACAACTGTCGGTTTATCTTCACTTGTAATTTCAAGAACCGAATCATTGCTCCTCTTCACAGTCGGACTGCTGTCATCGAATTTAAGTTGACAAAGGCAGACCGTCCTAAGATGGCAGGTCGTTTCATGAAGCGTCTGTCTGACATCCTTGCTACTGAGAATGTTGTATTCGACGAGAAGGTTGTTGCTGAAGTTCTCAAGAAGCACTTCCCTGACTATCGCCGTGTCCTAAACGAACTGCAGCGATACAGTGTCTCCGGAACTATTGATGAAGGTATCCTCGTCAACATTCAAGAAGTAAACATGAAGGAATTGGTTTCTTCATTGAAGAGCAAAGACTTCAAGAAGATGCGTAACTGGGTGGTCGATAACATTGACAATGACCCAAATCTTATCTTCCGTAAGATCTATGATACCATTCTTGATGAAGTAAAGTATCCTTCGCAGTTGGTTCTGTTGCTTGCAGATTATCAGTATAAGGCAGCATTTGCTGCTAACCCTGAGATCAATCTGGTTGCTTGCCTTGCTGAAATTATGGCAGGGATGGAGTGGAAATAATGACTGGAGTGCTCGATGGATTGGGTGCTCCGACTGTAGAATATGATGTTGAGGAGTACAAAGAAAAGAAAAAGGGTATATCTCCCTTCGATTTCATCAAGGATATAAACTACGAAAAGAAGAATCTGATTGTTGATGACTGGTCTGAGAAACAATACAATCCTTGGATCATTAATCGTGGGTTGACATTCAGTATTGATACTGTCCACCCTGCAAATGAAATGAACTGCCGTTCCCATCTCGATAAGAGCATGCAAAACATGTATCTTATAAATACTATTCGCGCTAGAAAACGTTTTGACAAATGGATCAAAATCGAAGACGATGCCGAAGTGGAGATGGTGAAAGAGTATTATGGTTATAGCAATGACAAAGCTCGCCAAGCACTCACAATTCTCTCTGAAGAACAAAAAAAATATATAAAAGAGAAATTGTTTAAAGGTGGTAAAAAATGAGCGAAGATTTTTTTGACATTGACTTTCCTGGGTATGCACCCTTGGAAGTCAACTTAAAGAATCCTGACGACTTCTTGAAAGTTCGCGAGACCCTTTCCCGTATTGGCGTTGCGTCAAGAAAAGAAAAGATTCTTTATCAATCATGTCACATTCTACACAAGCAGGGCAGATATTTTATTGTGCACTTTAAGGAACTCTTTGCCTTGGATGGTAAAGATGCAGACTTTAGTGACAATGATTTACAACGCAGAAATACGGTAGCGCATCTTCTTTCGGATTGGGGATTAATTACTATTCTAAATCCAGAGATTCATGAAGATAAAGCACCGTTGAATCAGATTAAAGTCATTGCGTTCAAGGAAAAGAATGAGTGGGAACTTGTTCAGAAGTATAACATTGGTCGCAAAAAATAATTGACTTTCGTATAAAAATATAGTATAAATAAAAGGTGCCATGCTTCGGATGGCACCTTTTTTAACACTCGCTTAACAGGAGAAAATAAATGAAGTTTGATACTACAAGTTTACCGCAATGGGACCGTTATTTCGTTGGTGCCGATCGTGTCATGAAGAGACTAGCAGATATTGCTGATCAATCTTCGCAGATGATGCCAATTAAATATCCTCCATACAATATCAAGAAGGTCGATGAAGATCGCTACGTAATCGAAATGGCAGTTGCTGGTTTCGGTAAGTCGGAGATTGATATTGAATTGCAAGAGGGACTACTGAGAATCACTGGAAAGTGCGACTCACCTGAATCCACTGAATATCTTTACAAGGGAATTGCTGAGCGAGGATTCAAACGTGAATTCAGTCTCGCAGATAACGTCGAAGTAAAGAGTTCTAGTCTGGCAAATGGTATGCTGAAAATCTTTCTTGAGGCATTCATTCCAGAAGAAAAGAAACCAAAGAAGATTGATATTCAAGATGAAGAATATCCTTCTCAAGCTGCTGAGTTTTTAGCAGAAGGTAAAACAAAGTAATTTAAATATGGTGGGTGGGATTAATTCTCACCCACCAATAACAATGAAGGTGAATACATGAGCAATATTAAATGTGTGAAATTACTCAGTGGTGATGAAATTATCGCTGATATCGATGAGACAATCCAAGGTCTTATCATTCTAAAGAAACCGCTGCAAATTATGATGATTCCAAATCAGAATAATCAATTCGGCATAGGTCTAGCACCATTCTGCCCATACGCGAAAAATGATGTAGTTCCTCTTCGCGAAGGTGCAGTTATCACAATTTTTGAACCAGAGACTGGTATGCTAAACGAGTATAACACTCGGTGTGGTTCAGGTCTGGTCGTTCCAGAAAGTAAGATTATCATATGAAACAATTAATCGCTGCTCTATTCCTGTTCGCTCTACCGACTGCTGCTAATGCGTCCCCCTGCGATCAGTTCTATCCGAATGGTAAAGAAATCGTAGTGCCGAACACCAAGGTTCTCTGTAACTCATTCTTTGCCATCGTCTATAATGACGATCTAAATGCAAACGTTCTCTCGACTGAGATCGCACAAGAACGAGTAAAGAAAACTCCACGCACCGACGACTTCCGTGCAGACAAGCGCATCGCAGACTCGCCAACTCCTGCTGACTATACCAACTCTGGTTATGACCGTGGACACATGGTTCCTGCAGCAAATGCTGATGATCCAAATGAGATGTCAGATACATTCCTGATGACTAACATGACACCGCAATTGCCTTCTGTCAACCGTGTTGCTTGGCGTCTGCTCGAAGATAAAGTTCGTGACATGCCATTCAAGTGGGTTGTTACAGGTGCGCAGTATTCTAAGACACCAAAGAAGTTGGGTAAAGGTCAAGTCCCTGTTCCTGACATGCTTTACAAGGTTGTCTATCTGAAAGATGGAACAACCGTCGCCTACACTGTGAATAATCTTGTTGCTAAGTCTCAAATCGAAACGACAACTGTTGAACAACTAGAAGCAAAGTTAGGATATAAACTACGATAAATCCCTTTACTTTTGTTATGTTTTATAGTATAGTAGTATTTGATTGATGAGGGATTTTTATGAAATTTTATACATGCGCACACCAGTATGGTTCCAAGGTTCTTGTCCGTGGAGTACATAACGGTGTGCGCTTTACCAAACGAGATGACTTCAGTCCGACCCTGTTTGTAAAATCCAAGGGTGGTGAAGAAACAATATACAAGTCTCTGTATGGAGAAGATCTCCAACCGATTGACTTTGAAGACAACAATGCTGCCAAGCAGTTTGTCCAAACATATGGACAAGTAGACAACTTTGAAATCTTTGGTCAGACCAACTATGGTTACCAATACATTACAAAGAAGTATCCTGGCGAAATCCAGTGGGATATGTCTCAACTCAACATTCAGACTGTCGATATTGAGACCTCTGCAGAGCATGGGTTTCCTGATGTAAACAATCCTATCGAAAGTGTTCTGCTGATCACAGTCAAGAATCTCATCACTCGTCAAATCGTCACATTCGGTTGCGGTGAGTTTGATGATAAGAACTCTGAGATTGTGCAGACCCTGAGAGATGCAGGTAACAAGTTTCTCTATGTGAAATGTGATGATGAGCGCGACCTACTGGAAACTTTTTTGCGTTTCTATTCTGATGATCTCCCAGATATTATCACAGGTTGGAACTGCGAACTGTTCGACGTTGCGTATCTTATCTCTCGGATAGATCGTCTGTTCTGCACCGAAGAAGATACCACTATGCGCAAGAAGTTCTCGCCATGGGGTCTTGTTCGCCGCAAGAATTTGACAATCATGGGTCGCGAACATATCTCATATGATATTACTGGTGTCGCAGTCATCGACTATCTCGATCTCTATAAGAAGTTTACATATACTCGTCAAGAGAGTTACAAGTTGGATCACATTGCCAAGGAAGAACTTGGCAGGAAAAAACTTGAACATCCGTATGAAACATTCCGTGAGTTTTACACCAAAGACTGGACACGGTTCGTCGAGTATAACATCATCGACGTTGAGATCGTTGATGAACTTGAGCGCAAGATGAAACTGATTGAACTTGTGCTTACGATGGCATACGATGCTAAGTGCAACTATACTGATGTGTTCTCGCAGGTTCGCACGTGGGATTGTATTATCTACAATCACTTGCATGATCAAAATATCCAGATTCCCCAGAAGAAAGAAAACAGGGGTAGGACTATTGAAGGTGCGTATGTGCAAGAACCAAAGGCAGGAAGGTATGACTGGGTTGTTTCCTTTGATGCCACCTCGCTGTATCCATCAATCATCATGCAGTATAACCAATCACCAGAGACTTTCGTTCAGGGTGTGGTAAAAGATACGACTGTGAAGGGATTGCTTGGACATAGTTATGACCTTGACTCTCTCAAACAAGATGATGTTTGCATGACTGCCAATGGTTATTGCTATACTCGTAAGAAGATGGGAATGTTTCCTGAGATTGTGCAGAAGTTCTTCGATGACCGTCAACGTTACAAGAAACTGATGATCATTGCTCAGAAAGAATATGAAGAAACCAAAAACCCCAAACTAAAGAACGACATCTCGAAGTATAATAACTTCCAGATGGCAAGAAAGATTCAGTTGAACTCACTGTTCGGTGCGTTGGCGAATGAATATTTCCGTTACTATGATGCTCGTATTGCCGAGGGCATCACTACCACTGGTCAGTATATTATTCAGGAAGTAGGTAAGGCACTTGACGTCTATCTTAACAAGGTTGTAGGAACAAATGGACACAACTACTCTTTCTACAGTGATACTGATTCTTGCTATATTTCCTTGGACCCTCTTGTTCGTAAGTTTTATGGCAATCTATCACGTGATAAACTCATTGACGTTCTCGATAAAATCTGCGAGGAGAAAATCACAGAGGCAATCAACAAGAGTTGCGATGGACTTGCGGACTACACGAATGCATTTCAAAAGAAAATTGTATTCAAACGTGAGGCAATCGCAGAACGTGGTCTCTGGGTTGCGAAGAAAAGGTATGCACTCAACGTCTACGATAATGAAGGTGTCCGATACAAAGACCCGAAACTTAAAGTCATGGGTCTCGAGATCGTTCGTTCTTCCACTCCTGCTCCTGTTCGCGAAAGTCTCAAGGAAGCAGTAAGACTATCATTGACTGCAGATGAGGTAACTCTACAGAAGTTTATTGAGCACACTCGTGGGTTGTTTAATAAAATGGAACCTGAAGATATTGCTTTCCCACGAAGTGTCAATGGACTTGCTAAGTATACATCAAGGGCAGACATCTACGCAAAGGGAACACCGATGCATGTTCGTGGTGCGTTGATGTATAACTATTTGCTCGAGAAGCACAATCTTACTATGAAGTATGAAGCAATCCAAGAAGGCGAGAAGATTAAGTTCCTATACTTAAAGGAACCAAATACTATTCGTGAAAATTGTATTGGATTTATTGGTAAAATTCCAAAAGAGCTTGACATTCATAAGTATGTAGATTATAATACAATGTTCAATAAGAGTTTTCTTGAACCATTAAAACAAATTGTAGAAGGCATTGGTTGGAATACAGAACCAGTTGCCACGTTAGAGGATATGTTTACATGAATGCACTAATCGATAAAATTAAAAAGAACAGTACCATTAAGGAGACTAATGTTCTCTCTAAGAGTAAGTTGTTTAGCACTAAGGATCTGATTCAAACATCAGTTCCTGCTTTGAACGTTGCCCTGTCAGGTAAACTTGATGGAGGATTGACTCCAGGATTGACTGTCTTTGCTGGTCCATCAAAGCATTTCAAGACAGCGTTTGCTATGATGCTGGTTAAGAGTTTCCAGACCAAGTATCCCGACGGTGTCATTCTGTTCTATGATTCGGAGTTTGGTGCACCGCAGTCATACTTTGAGAATTTCGGTATCAATACTGACATGGTAATTCATACACCAATCACTGACATTGAACAGTTGAAGCATGATGTCATGCAGCAAATTAATCAGTTTGAGCGTGGCGATAACGTTATGATTGTTGTTGACTCTGTTGGTAACTTGGCATCGAAGAAGGAAGTCGACGATGCGCTTGATGGTAAGTCAGTTGCTGACATGACTCGCGCCAAGCAGATGAAGTCACTGTTCCGTATGATCACCCCACACCTTACCATTAAGGATATTCCTATGGTCGTGGTCAATCATACTTACATGGAAATCGGTATGTTCCCGAAGGCAATCGTGTCTGGTGGTACTGGTATCTATTACTCTGCTGATAATATCTTCATTATCGGTCGCCAGCAAGAGAAGTCTGGCACTGAGGTAGTTGGTTACAACTTTATCATTAACGTCGAGAAGTCTCGTTATGTTCGCGAGAAGTCAAAGATCCCTATTGAAGTTACCTTTGAGGGTGGTATCAGTAAATGGTCTGGTCTGTTGGATATTTCGTTGGCATCTGGTCACGTCGTAAAACCAAGCAATGGTTGGTACCAGCGTGTTGGTGAAGAAAAGAAGTATCGTCTCAATGACACCTACAACAAAGAGTTCTGGATGCCGATTCTTACCGATCCGACGTTCGGCGAATGGATTGAGAATCGTTATCGCATGGGTAATGGACAAATGATGGAGGGTGATAATGTGGACATTTCTGATGAAGATATTTCAGAAGAATACGACAATCAAGATATGTGATCAATGTGGGGTCGTTCTGAAAAAGAATGACCCTGCTATTTGCCTTCACGGTATTGATGATGGTCTCGAGTACGAGGTCTTTGTTTGTGAACCATGTTGCATTAAAATTGCACATGAATATGATGAGATAGAGGATTTAAAAATTGCAGAAGATCGAGACGATTATACTGAGTAAGTTGTTTTCTGATGAAGACTATGCTCGTAAAGTTATACCATTCATAACACCAGAATATTTCCATGATTCTTCCGAGCGTAAGATTTTCAATTACGCAAAAGATTTTATCGAGAAGTATAATTCGCTTCCGTCAGTTGAAGCAATTGAAATTGCGGTGCAGAATGACCGTAGCATAAACGAAAATGATTTTAAAAATATCAATGAAAAACTGACACATCTAGATGATTCTCTTGATGTGAATGCCAAGTGGTTGCTCGAAGAAACTGAGAAGTTCTGTAAGGACAAGGCAGTTTACAATGCAATCATGCAGTCGATTCAGATTATCGATGGTGATGATAAGCAACACACTCAAGATGGTATTCCTTCTATTCTACAGGATGCGTTGAGTGTTTGTTTCGACAATAACGTTGGGCATGATTATCTTGACAACTCGGAATCACGTTATGACTTCTACCATCGTGTTGAGAACAAGTTGCCGTTCGATCTTGACATGTTCAACAAGATTACTAATGGTGGTCTGCCAAATAAGACGCTAAACATTGCGCTTGCTGGCACTGGCGTTGGTAAGTCGCTGTTCATGTGTCACATGGCAGCAGGTGCGCTGGGGCAAGGTAAGAATGTTCTGTATATCACCATGGAAATGGCAGAAGAACGCATCGCTGAACGCATCGATGCCAACTTGATGAACGTTAATATCCAGGATCTTAAAGATCTGTCCAAGTCCATGTTCGATAATCGTATCGATAAGATTAAGAAAAAGACTGAAGGTAAGTTGATCATCAAGGAGTATCCAACTGCCAGTGCGCATGTCGGTCACTTCAAAGCACTACTAAACGAACTGCAACTGAAGCGCAACTTTGCTCCTGATATTATCTTCGTAGATTATCTTAACATCTGTGCATCCAGTCGTTTTAAAGCAGGTGCTGGTGTAAACTCTTATACATATGTGAAGGCAATCGCTGAAGAACTTCGTGGGTTCGCAGTTGAGTTTGACCTTCCTGTTGTATCTGCCACTCAAACTACTCGTGGTGGATATGCAAACAGTGATGTTGACTTGACTGACACTTCGGAGTCATTCGGATTACCAGCAACTGCTGACTTGATGTTTGCTCTAATCTCGACGGAAGAACTTGAGAACATGGGGCAACTTATGGTCAAGCAGTTGAAGAATCGGTATAATGACCCTGCTATAAATAAAAGGTTCATGGTTGGTATTGACCGTGGGAAAATGAAACTGTTCGATCTAGAGTTGTCTGCTCAACAAGGTATCACCGATTCAGGACAAGATGCTGTTCCTGTTTTTGAGCGGACTCCATCTGGATCTCGTACGAGGGAGTTGTCTAAATTTGACTTCTAATTTTATAGAACTATATCCGAACGTATTGACTGCCGAGGAATGCGCCGAGGCATGTGATAGAGTCGATGATATTATTTCACGCCCAGATCCTGGGAATAGTTGTGTGTTGTCTGATGATGCGTCTAGGACAGACTGGAATATATTTACCAGTTGTTATGGTTCATTGAAACCATCAGAAGATAAGATAATGGAAGCGTTGGCACGTGCATGGCGCAAGTATAATACCAAATATCCATCGACTGGAAAATCAGTGTATGAGGTTTTGTCGCCAGGATGGAAATTCCAGCGCTCTGAGACGGGCGGAGGATTTCATCGATGGCATCATGAACAAGGTTCGGGAAGAGAATCTGCAATAAGATTTGCAGTTTGGATGTTATACTTGAATGATGTTGAAGAAGGCGGGAAAACCGAATTTAAATATCAGGATTTAGCATTCACGCCTACTGCTGGAACACTGGTTATTTGGCCCGCTGCATACACTCATGTTCATCGAGCAAATCCAGATCTAGTCGGGAAAAAATATATTGCAACAGGATGGTTTGTTTACCCTGAACGAGATAGATTTCGAGAAAAGACTTGACTTCTCGCGATAAGTATAGTATAGTTGAATAGTAATTGGTGCCATAGCTCAGCTGGATAGAGCAAGAGCCTTCTAAGCTCTAGGTCGTAGGTTCGAATCCTACTGGCATCACCATTTTTAAAACAAGGATAGATTATGACTGAAGAAACTGAAACACAAGAATTGAAATTGAAGTTGGTTGCAACCACGTTGGTGTGGACTAATGCAGGAACAGAAGATATGCCTCTGTGGAGAGCATCTGGTGGTAAAGAATACATTATTGCTAGGTTTGATTATGAACCGACACTACCTGAGATTGGCAAGGTTATGGATTCTAAGAGACATCTTATCGAGAATCACTATCCACAACTTCATGAAACTCTTTCTGGTTGGCAACTGTATGTTGAGGAAACAATGACTCATAATGAATACATGCAGTATCACTTGACCGAATCGGTTGACTTTCCTGCGACTGACTTGACTGTTGTAGATGCCTCCGAGGAGATGGCGGGAATTGTTGCGGAATAATATAACAATAATTCAAACGTATTACAATGAAAGACTCCACCTCGAAACACAAATAGAGAGATGGAATTACTTTAATACTCCAGTAAATATTATATTATTTGATGACGGTTCTCAAATAGAACCTGCAGAAAATGTTCTTAGAGAACATACATTAAATGATAATATTAATTTTTCATTGTATAAAGTTACTGAAGATATTGGATTTAACAGTCATGGTTGTCGCAATCTTGGCGCAAGACTAGCACAATCTAACTGGTTATTGTTTCTGGACATAGACTACACACTACAACCATCTGATCTTAAAAGATTACAGACCGAAACCCTCGATCTTGATTCTTGGTATGAACTTAATGCCAAGTTTCATGGTCGAGGAGACACGTATATGGCATTAAATCAATTTCTAATACCGAGAAAACTATTCTTAGATTCTGGTGGATATGATGAATCCTTCGTGCCTTTTCATTATGGAGATCGTGAACTTTTATCTCATCTTGGGCGTAAATATCAAAAACATAATTTAGATTGGTTGATTTTAACCTGTCGTCGTGGCGGTAGAAAAGCACAAGTTGATGACACTATTACGATACCAGTTTACGATGATGAGAATATGTTAATATATACTCCACGGTTTGAAAGGGAATCTATTGTGCACACAGACACCAAGTTGAATTTTCCATGGGAAGAAATTGTTATAAATAGGGGGTAACATTATATTGGGAACCCTATGCAAAGTTTCATATCATTTCTTTCCGAAGCAGCAATTCTTCACATTGAGCATCCATCCGATAGATTATTCGATGGTCCACAAGCAGCAAAACATGCACTAAGAACTCTGAAGCAAGTTTCTTCGAGTAAAGCACCAAGCATGACTCGTAAGATTGATGACAAAATGTCATTCAATGTTATTCGAAGAGCAGACGGTAAAGTCGGTGTTAAGTATAAGGGAACAGGTTCTTCCTACAATTTCTCCCAAGATGATATTGAAAAGCAGCATGGTCACAAACCATACCTCGCTAAACCTCTGGGATTACTATTACAACATCTTCCTAAAGTTATTCCGCATACTCCAGGCGAGTATCAGGGCGGATACATGTCAGATCGAGAATCTAGAGAGCATGAGAACGGCGTCATCTCTCACACACCAAACACAATTAAATATGACACAGACGCTGATAGTCCTGAGGGTAAAGCACTTGCCAAATCTAAAGTAAGTGCTGTAATTCATAGCAAACTAACTTCCTCTGGTGCCAAACCGCTGGCAAGTCTAGCAGGATTTAACAATCATCCTGATGTTCATCTTGTTCAGCACCTTGTTTCTAATGACGAAAACAAAATCCCGAAAGAATATAAGTCTAAAGCAGATGAACATCTGAAAAAGGCAGAACAAATGATGGCATCGCATAGTCATGATCATCATGTTGGACACGAGCAAACTCTTAGACAGTATATCAATTCGACTCTTACTTCTAACGAGACACCCTCGGCACAGGGGTATAAAGGTTATCTTGCCAAGTGGCATCAGAAAAAGATTGATGCTGTCAAGACGGAAAAGACAAAAACTGCTAAGAAAAAGATAATGGATGACATGATTGATCATGTCTCTAAGAACCAAAAACAATTCTATAATACATTTGAAATCCACCACCACCTACAACAAGCAACTAACCACCTTGCTAGAGGAATCGATTCTTCTGGAGCAGGTGGTTTCCGCACATCAATTGGTGGTGCTGCATCAGGTGGTGAAGGATATGTCCACAATGGTCTGAAGATTGTTGACCGCGAAGGATTCTCCGCTGCGAATCGTGCACGTAGTGAAATCTTAAGAGCGAGCAGAGGATAATGAGCGAAACTCATCACTTGACAATAGGTAGATTTGCACCTGTTCATGCTGGTCATGCGCTGATGATCAATCATGTTCTTAATGCTGCAAGGCAAGACAATGCACACCATACAATCCTTACTACTGCAACGCATGATGGCAATAAGAATCCGCTGACTCCAGATCTTAAAGTCAAGCATCTTAAGAGAGCATTTCCTGCTGCGAATGTCGAAGCATTGGGTAAGGGTGCACCAACTCTGCTTCATCACTTGTCTAAGTTACACAGTCAAGGTGTCAAGAATCTAGTTGTTCATGCTGGATCTGATAGAGCACATGAATATCACACATTAATACACAAGTATAATAATGTCGAAGGTCGCCATGGTCATTTCAATTTTGATTCGATCAAAGTCAAGACAGTTGGTGGAACCAGAACTGATGCTGATGAAGGTGTCGCTGGTGCATCTGCTACTAAGATGCGCAAGGCGGCATCTTCTGGTGATGAGAAAACATTTCATTCAATGGCACCAAGTTCTATGTCAACTGCACATAAACGTGAGATGTATAAAGATGTTCGACGTGGTCTTGGAATCCAAGAGTCATTTTCATTCAAACAGTTTCTAGGAATTTAAGATGGCACAGATTAGAGCGAATGACGAATTCTATGAGACCCACGGTCTTGTAACATCCGATGGTGAACTCGTAACAACTGCTAATCCTCTACCTGTCACACAAGCAGGTGGTGCTGCCGTCTCTGAGAATAGCACATTCGGATTGAACATTGCTCGTGGTCTAGTGTCAGGTATGTCTGGTATTTTTAAGACAGGTGTCAATTCTGCATTTTCTAATGGAGTCGAGGAAAGTTTCTGGTCACACTCTGTAATTTATCCTTGGTCTGGGTGGGGTGCAGGTGGAACACTAAGTTGTTACAGTTCTTCTGCCAGTGACACTGGTTCTCTTATAATCAGTGGTCTAAATTCCACCACATGGGCGACACAGACAGAAACAATTACGTTAAATGGAACAACTCCTGTTGTGACATCTGGTTCATTTATCCGTATCAATTCTGTAAGATATAATAGTAGTTCTACTAGCAACGCAGGTGAGATTCACCTCGAAAGAAATGGTTCAACAGTCGGACATATCGCTGCTGGCGACGGTATCGGGCAAGGTGCACAATACACTGTTCCTGCTGGATACACTGCATATATGATGCAGGGAACTGCTAATATTGGTAAGGGTCAGGACGGAACAGGGTATTTCAAGTATAGATTATATGGTGGATCGTTCAATCGTGCCATGACATTCTTGCTTTATCAATCAACTTTTGATTATACGTTCGCTGTTCCTCTGCAACTGCCAGAGAAAACAGACTTAGATGTTACGATGATTGCCGCGAACGCTGGTACTGCGGCGTCTTGTGAATATAGTATTCTATTGATAGCAAATTCATAAGAATAAATATAGGATAATTGAGGGAAATTGATATGCTCAGAATGATTCCATTGCCATATAAGTTGCTCGCTATTGCTGCAGCATTTATTGGTGTCTTTGTTTATGGTTACATGAAGGGATCCGCTTATGCTGAGGTGGAACTGCAAAGATTTGCTGCTAAGAATGCAACATTAACTGCAGATATGGAAAAGAAAAATTCAGAGATCTCCACTGAAGTGGTGACTCAATATGTTGACCGTGTAAATACAATTAGGGAAAAAGAATATGTCTACCGCGATGCCGCTAAAACTGTTGTGCCTAGTCAGTCTGTGCTTTCTAATGGGTGGGTGTTCACGCACGACATTAGTGCCACAGGCAGTGATGCCGACGCCACCAGAAGTGCTGATGCGTCCTCCTCAGGGTTTAAAGACACTGATGCCCTCTTCACCATCGTCGGAAACTACGCAACCTGTCAAGCAAACTCCGAGCAATTGATTGCTCTTCAGAAATGGATTGCGGATAACAAGACAGCGATCGACGAACTAAACAAGAAAGCGAAAAAATAATGGCAGAAAAAAAGTATATCGGGAAACCTGGAAAACAAGACGATCCTTGCTGGAAGGGATACGAAATGGTAGGCATGAAGAAGAAGGGTGGACGCAAGGTTCCTAACTGTGTGCCTGAAGCAACCGATATTATTGCCAAAGCAAAGGCAGTAGTTGCAGAAAAAGCAGATTCTAAGGAGTATCCTAGAAAGGGATTCCCAGAAGAGGGTGACTATGGTTATCATCCAAATCCTGGTCTGAAACCACAAGAGAGTGACAAAGACGAAGATATGGATGTTGCATATAAAAAAGCAACTGAGAAAGAAGGTCGCAAACCATTGAATGCCAAGGTGCTAGAGATCGAAGAAGCATTGACTCGTGTTACTTCAGGTAACAAGGGTTATGGTTACCATGGTACTGTCGAAGCACGCGACGATGCTGAGAAAGATAAGAGATATTCCGCCATGCACCGTTATGCTAAGAAACTGGTGGGTGATGCTGGACATCTTCAAGATGCGAAGAAACCAAACGTAATGGTGAAGCATTTCCTAGACTCTCCCCATGGTCGCCATATCGCTGATAATCCAACTGACAAAAACATCACCAGCAGATTCTCTGAATTCAAAAAGAAATATAAACCAGAGATGCACGAAGAAGTTGAACTTGAAGAAGCATACGGTATGTGGAAGGTAGACTTCCCTAAGCAACACGCTGGTAAAGCAGTCGCTGCTGGTTCTGTTCACGTTAAGGCACAGAACACTGCTCATGCTCACAAGGTTGCTGCTAAGAGAGTCGGTGTTGATCATAAGATGTTCAAGTCAAAGGTTACTAAGTCTTCCGTGCTTCCAGAAGAAGTTGAGCAGGTTGACGAATACAATAACTATCGCAAAGCAGGCAAAGATCCATTCGCTGCAAGAAAGCAGTATATAGCAATGGATAGAGCAGAGAAAAAGGGTGTGATGCCTGGATCTTCAACCTCAACTGCAGATGCAATTGCTGCGTTCAAAGCAAAGGGTGGAAAACCTAAGAAGTTTGATACTAAGGGTAATGTCAAAGAAGAACTCGGTAAGAGCAATGAATGGGGTCGCCCAGAACTACGCAAGAAGTATGCTGCTATGACTCCTGGACAAGAATCAATGGCAGCAGACAAGATCCCAACTTTCGATCCACGTTACGATGATGTAACAACACAGTATTGCGGTGGTATCAAGGAAGGTTATCTTGCTGAGATCTCTGCCAAGGGTGCTGAAGCACGTGCTAAATTCCAAGCAAAGGTTAGACAAACACTAGCAGATCCAAAGAATATTGCAAGAGCAAAGAAAACTCTTGCTAAGAAAAAAGAAGCAGAAAAGGCAAAGGAAGCACCGCACCTTGTAATGCAACTGCGTAAAGCAGTAAGCATTGGATCCAAGGTCCACTTCCAAGATGGTCAGCATCATACGATTGCTCCCAATCATGCTGACATTTTCATGTCGAAGTATAACTCTGCCAAGACTTCTATTGAAAAAGAAGCACTACAGAAGCGTGCTCATAAATCTCACTCAGAATTTATGAAGACTATTGCTGAAGAAGCGCATGAGAATTGCGGGACACCTGATTGCTGCCAGATGTGCGACACTGCTGAAATGGGAACACACCACGTTGATTCCTATGAAGCGCACAAGGGTTCAGGTGATCAGATCTCACCAGTAATTTCGCATGATGATGAAGACATTCGCTTTCAAGATTTCGACGAAGAAGCATTTGAAAAAGAACTAGAAGCAGATGTTCTTGCTCTCTCATGGGATGACTTAGTAGATCTCTATGACGAAGATGAAATTGAATATGATGAGACACCTGAAAAAGAAGATGAGGGTGAAGATCTAGAGGAAGGTATTACACCTTCTGGTCGCCTCAAGAAAAAATTCAATGCGATGCGCACTAAGAGTCGTCGAATGATGGCAAGAAATATTGCAATCAAGCGTGTGTCTTCACCAGAAAAACTTAAATCGAGATCAGTTCGTGCTGCTCGTCGTATGGTTTACAAGAGACTACTGCGCAATAGAGATATTTCTTCAGTATCTTCTGCTGAAAAGACACGCCTCGAAGCACAGATAAAGCGTATGGCACCAATGGTTGCTCGCCTATCTGTCAGAGTCATGCCAGCAGTTCGTAAACTGGAGCAATCCAGAATTAAGAACAGCAGAACAAGAAAGAAAAAGTAATGCTATCTTTCAAACAATTTATTACTGAAGCAGCAGTTGACGGTAAGGGTCATAAGAGTTCTACTGGTGGTCTGACGCAGAAGGGTCGCGACCATTACAACAACAAATATGGCAGCAATCTGCAGGCACCAGTTACTACTCCTCCATCAAAACTGAAGGCAGGTAGTAAGGCAGCAGGTCGTCGTAAGTCTTTCTGTGCTAGAATGTCTGGCGTTGATGGACCAATGAAAGATGAAAAGGGTCGTCCGACTCGCAAGGCACTAGCACTAAGAAAATGGAATTGTTAACATGGAAGAACTAAGCACATCAATGAAGATAGTACTCGCAAATACTTTTGCGATGTATCTCAAAGCACAAGGTCATCATTGGAACGTAGAGGGTAAAGACTTCTCTCAGTTGCATGACTTCTTTTCAACACTCTATGAAGAACTATTTGCTGCGATTGATAAGATTGCTGAAGAGATTCGTGCATTAGATGTGTATGCTCCATATGGTTTGGATACCTTGTCAAGTATTGCAACAATTAAAGACTCATCAATCTATGGTAACAGTGTCCCGTCGATGCTTCAAGACTTGATTGAATCCAACGTTGCAGTAGTAGAAGCATTGAATACTGCACATAAAATGGCAGATACAGCAGGTAACAGAGGTCTAGTAAATCTCCTCGAGGAAAGACTTGATGTTCATGCAAAGCACATGTGGATGCTTCGCGCAACCTCAAAGTAATATAAATAGATAAAAGATTAGAGGAACACTTAATGAGACTAGAACAAGTTATCAGGTCAACCATGACTGAAGCGATGGATATGGACGGTAGACTCGACCAGTTGGTTCGTGCTGGTCTGATGCCAACAAGTTCGCTGCCACTGTTGAAGCGTGCCATTTCTAGAATGCATGCTGGTATGTCACTTCAGGGTGCTGAACGTGATGTAATGAACATGTTCATCAGTTCGATGATGTTCATTGTTCTCGGTGATGATACCGTATTCAATAAGGCACGTGCTGGTGCCAAGTCATATGCGACCGAAGCAAAAGAAAAGACAGAGTATGACTACGAAGGCGACATGGCAATGGGTCAACTGAAGTCAATCATTGCTAACTCGCAACGTATGCATGACATGCTTTCTGATGACACCAATCTCCCTGAGTGGGTGCAGTCTAAGATTACTTTGGCAGAAGATTATATCTCAACCGCAAGCAACTATATGCAAGGTGAGATGAATGAAGAAAAAATGCCATTCGAAGGTCCATATAGAAAAGTCGGCGAGCGCAAAGACAAGTATGGTAACCCAGTAAAGAACGTTGCTAAGCACCTTGCTAAGAAAGCAATGAATGCTCAGAAGAATGAAGAAGTCGAGGTAATCGACGAACTCTCTAAGGCAACTATGGGTCGCTACATCAAGAAAGCGGCAACTAAGATTGGCACCCAAGGTGTTACTGCTGGGTTGAAGATTGCTAAAGACGAAAGATCTCAGAAAAACTTTGACACTATTGGTAAGCGCGAACGAGGCATTTCAACTGCAGTTAAGAAACTTACCAAGGAAGATGTTGAGCAGGTCGATGAGATCTCAAAGGCAACACTTGGTTCTTATGTTAAGAAAGCATCTGGTGCTGAGCAACCAAAGAATGTAATGTCCCCGAAGAATGTTCCTCTGACAAAAATCGCTGCTTACCAAGGTGACAGTGAAACAGGACACTTCGGCAAAAGATTTAACCAACACACTTATGATAAAGCAGAGCGTCTTCGTAAGAACCGCGAAACAGGTATCAAAAGAGCAGTTGATAAACTGACCAAAGAAGAAGTCGAGATTACCGAAGCATCAGTGGCAGATGTAGCAAAAACCGCACATCTACATGTCAGAGCAGGTAAGCATGACAGTATCCATACTGCTATTCAATCTGCAGTTAATACGCATTTCCCATCTTCGGTGCACTCTTCAGTAACTCGCAAAAAGGTTGCTGCTCAAGCGTTGAGTAGAATTCAATCGATGAATAAATCTAAGATGACTAAGGAAGATGTTGAACTGGATGAAGGTAATACTACTCCAGAAATCAAAAAAGCGTATGCGGATCTCATAAAGACACCATCTGGATCTTCTGAGCGCAAAACTGCGATTCGCCATTACAAGAGTTTACGTCAGAATCTTGCCAAGGAAGAAGTCGAACAGGTCGATGAGGTTTCAAAAAGAACACTTGGTCGCTACATCAATAAAGCAAAAGACTCTATTGACATGACTTCATACAGAAGCGGTATAAAGGACGGAACAGCAATTTCTTCATCGACTCCGTATAAATCAAATAATCCGCTGGAGAAGAAGTTATCGAAGCGCCACAAGGGCATCGAAACTGCAGTCAAGAAGTTGACTAAAGAAGATATTGATGCAGTAAAGAAAATGAACGAGTCATATAAGACTGCATTTGAATCTGCACTTAATGAATATGGCATCAAGTCTCCCTCGGAACTTGATGAATCGAAACGAAAAGAATTTTTCAATCACGTAGATCTAGAATTTAAAAAGGGAGACAATTAATGTCCGCATGGGGTAAATCAGATAATGCATCATCAGACGGTACAGTAACTCTTACTGCACCTGCTATCACTTTCAATGCTGCTACAGGTCATGCCGCTGGTGTGTATACTTCAGCAGGTCATCCATTCCAACTAGGCGATCCTGTTGCATATGCAAACGGTGGCGGAACTTCGGTAGTTGGTCTGACTTCAGGTAGCACCTACTATGTAACTAATGTTACTGCTAATACTTTCAGCGTCGCAACGTCAGAAGCAAATGCACTTCATAATGTTCCAACCATTGTTGCTTCAACTGATGGTGTTGGTGCATCGCATACTTTCACAGTACCGCTTTCGCTTGGTCGCGGAACACTTACTGGAACTGATACGTTTTTTGAGACGGATAATGAAATTGGTCAGGTTGTTCGCGTTGGTAACCAAGAAATGATTTTGACTGCTATTGCAAGTGACACATCTGCTACAGTGATTAACGCAAATCCAGGAACAACTCTTACTGCCTTTTCTGCGGAAGAGTATACAGTCAATGAAAAACCAACATCAATTGCTTCGATTTCAACGACTGACTTTGAATCGACACAAGTATTCGGTGTAAGAAGCACTGAAATTCACGGCGACCAATCAGGTGGTTATATTTCGGCGGTTGCTCTGATCCAAGGTGGTTCGGGTTATACTGAAACTCCAACTGTAGCATTCTCTGGTGGTGGTGGATCCTCTGCTGCGGCTACTGCAACCATTTCTGGTGGTGCAGTTACCGCAATCGCTGTAACTAACAATGGTTCATCATATGAAACTGCACCAACAGTATCAATTGATGTTCCTCGCCGCACTATTGCAACTTCGGCAGTAACTATTGCTGAAGAAAAGTTTACATATGCCTCGCATGGTTTGGTTGCCGCTGATGAAATCAAGTATTATCACGGTGGTGGTACTGCTATTACTGGTCTATCAAACGCAACATCCTACTTTGTTTCTGCTGCTGGATTCACAACTGGTCTGTTCCGTCTTGCTGCTTCTACCTCTGCTGCTGCTGGTCGCACTGCTCTTGCTGGTGTTGCCATCTCTGGTACTGCTGGTGAGTTTACTTGCACCGCAACAACTCTAGCTGCTGGTGATCGTATTGTGATTACTGGAACACTAGGTGGAACTGGTACTATTTCTGGTTATGCATCAGGAAATATCTATACTGTCTCTGCTGTTACAGGCACTTCGCCATCTGTGACTGGGTTCACTCTAACGGGTGAAGATGGCAGTGCTTTGACAACAACAGCGGGTACACCAACTGGTTTGACATACAAACCATACACTCTTGTTCTAATTTCTGGAACGGGTAACAATGCTCAGTATTTTGATGTTGTTGGTAAAACAACTGCAACTGCTAATGCAGCGCTCGGTGTAAACCAAGGTGTTGACAACGCAGAATCTGGTGCAGTTTCTCACACTGGTTGGGTAAAGCGTAAGGTTCTAACAGGTGCTCATGCTGGTCGTATCCAGTATGAAGTTCTGGTTGCACTGTCTAAGAACGGTATCACTAGTGATGCTGCTGATGACATCGAATTCCCAGAGGATTAATAACTAATGGCAGACAGTAAAGTAACCGCCATGATTGCAGCGACATCGGTCTCACCGACCGATGTCCTGTATCTCGTGAAACCAGCGACAAGTCCATACGATCATAAGGTTACTGTTGCCAATTTATTTGGTGGCATTCCAGTTCCCGTAGTTTTACAAGACGATCTGATTCTTGGTGGCACCGTGCAGACATTAACTTCTGCTGGTGCCATCAGCGTTTCTACACTAGTAACAAGAATCAACTCACCAGATGGTGCAGGAACTTTGACTATTCCTGATGGTGTAGATGGTCAGATTAAGGTTATTGTGATGGTCGGCAACAATGCTAATCATGCATTGACAATCAATTCTAATATTGGTCACTCTTCGATTGTCTTTAACTCGGCAGGTGATACTGCTACTCTAATATTCTTGGCAGGGAACTGGTATTTCCTTGGGGGAACAGCGACTGTAACATAATATGCTTGATTTAAATAATGATACCTTCTTGATTTACGCGATAAAAAATTATGACAATCCCAGTTGTAATGGGATGCCTGATTTAGAAGAAGACCTAAAGAGATTTAAATATATCAAACGATTGTTTAAGAGATATGAAAAAACTGATGTCTTGAACGAGCGTTTGATATTAAATCATATAATTGTTTTATATAATGTGTTTGGTAATGCGGCAACTAAGATGCTGTTTTATAAAATAGAAGAAAAATATTGGCACTACTTGAAAACATTCCTCGTGTTTCTCAACAGAATGACAAGTAGTTCTATGGTTGAAGTCAACTTGGACCACAACATAGTTACAAGATTAAGGGAACTTAATGTCTAGATTTGTAGATGCACTAATAACATATCGAATTCTAAGGTTGTTGACTACACCTTTCGATCAACAAGATGCATTTCGTCTGGGGTTGATTGATAAGCATGGTAATCGATTGAAGAAAGAGAATGAGATAAATACCACGGAAGAACAAGAGGCATATAGTTTGCTTCATAGAATGGTATTTAGATTAAAAAGAATCATTGAAAAGATTCCGCTGGAAAATAAGAACTTCCTATCGTTTGCTACTGCAGTTGCTCTAGTAAGGGAACAGATAGAATATGATGATGACGTATTAGAGGAAGTATTTTATATGACACAAGAACGCCAAGACGTTAAAGACCTCGCCGAAGAACTAGAGGCAGGAAAGATTAGTTCGTTTAAACAGTTTATGGAAGAGATGGGTGTCGCTGGGGGTGGAGTTGCTGGGATTGGTATTCCGCATCCAACCAAACCAAACCAAGCAGAACCTGGAATCACCAAAAGACAACAGAAAAAATATAAAAAGAAGAACAACTCAAGTTCTCCTGTATTGGTAAGA